ATGCCCCGAACGGTCGAACCCCTCACTGATACCAAAATCCGCAACGCCAAGCCGCGCGAGCGTTCCTACAAGCTTTTCGACGGCGGCGGTCTCTACCTCGAGGTAATGACCGACGGGCGAAAGCTCTGGCGGTTCAAATATGTGCGCCCATCCGGCAGCGAGAGCCGGCTGGGCTTCGGCGTCTACCCTGCCGTGTCATTGGCCCAGGCTCGCACGCAGCGGGAGACCGCACGCGGCATCGTGGCCGACGGCCGCGACCCGGGCGCAGTGAAGCAGGAAGAACGGCGCGCGGCACGCATCGCCGCCGGTAATTCGTTCGAGGCAGTGGCAAGGGACTGGCATAACACCCAGAAAAGCAGCTGGAACGACGTTTATGCAGGCAAGGTTCTGGCGTCGCTCGAGAATGACGTCTTCCCCGTCCTGGGTAGCACGCCCATCGCCGACATCAAGGCGCCTGCCATCCTGGACCTGCTGAGGAAGGTCGAGGCGCGCGGCGTGCGCGACACCACGAAGCGAATCCTGCAGCGCATGCGCGCGGTGTTCCAGTACGGGATCATCTATGGCCTGTGCGACCGCAACCCGGCCGCCGACATCGACAGCGCCGCGGCACTGAAGTCCGAGTCGGTCCAGCACCAGGCCCGCGTGTCTCCGCTCGAGCTGCCGCAGCTGTTGCGCGACATCGATGCATACGAGGGCGACGCCGTCACCCGCCTGGCACTGCAGTTCATGACGCTGACCTTCGTGCGCACAACGGAGATGATCCAGGCGCGCTGGGTCGAGATCGACGAGGCCAAGGCCGAGTGGAGGATTCCGGCCGACCGGATGAAGATGCGCGACCCGCACGTCGTGCCACTGTCCACCCAGGCGCTGGCTGTACTGGCCGAGCTGCGCGCGATCAACGGGCACCGCGATCTAGTCTTTTACAGCCCCCGAGGCAAGTCGGGCCACATCAGCAACAACACGATGTTGTATGCCCTGTACCGCATGGGGTACCACTCGCGGATGACCGGGCACGGGTTCCGGGGCCTTGCCTCAACGGCGCTGAACGAGCTGGGCTTCCGGCCGGACGTCATTGAGCGCCAGCTGGCGCACGTGGAGAGGAACAAGGTGCGCGCTGCGTACAACCACGCGCAGTATTTGCCCGAGCGACGCCAAATGATGCAGAGTTGGGCGGACCACGTGCATGCGCTGCGCATGCCGGCGGTTACCGAATGAGCAACGACGCGAAGGCAATGACAGAGCACCTGGAGAAGACGTTCGCAATGCGGGCGCCAGCGGACTTCTTTGCGAAGCTGCAATGGGAAGCCGCAAAGCTGAAAGGCATGGATCCCCGCGACCTGCCGGGCTATATCTACCAAGCAGTGACGTGCGCGAGCGACGCGTGGCACATGGCAGACTGGGTCTTCCATGCCTTGCCGCGAGACGAGCGTGCGAAGTATCCCAGGGATAAGCGGTACCGGGATTTTGTTCGAAAGGATTCAGAAGCGCTCGCCATATGCCGGGAGATTGCCGATTCTTCGAAGCACTGCAGGCTCACTCACGAGCCGGATCCACAAATTGAGACGCGATTCATGTTGGCCCCCAACGCGAATACTGGGACAGAAGACATATGGTGGTTTGTGATTCGCAAGGGGCGCATTTGTGACATCAGGCAGGTGATTGAGGACGCCCAGATGTACTGGTGCCGCGTCCTCGACGGCTACGGACTGAGTCGGGAAACTCCCCAGGAGGATCTCTACCGCCCTGATAGGTCTATCCTCTGAAACTCCACCACCGGATTACCTGTGTGGCGCGTATTCTCGATTTACCTGCGTGACAGGTATCGAGGTGAATGGCTCCGGCCGCTTCGTCTTCGCGATGTAGAGCGGATGCTTCGGGCTGCCGTCCTTGTTCAAGCCAAGGTGGTAGAGCAGATTCCCGCGCCCACACATCCGGACGATGCGCAGCACCTCGGCCGCGCGCGCCGGTGCCGCCTTGTGCGCGCCCCAGGCGCAGATGACTAAGGAGCAGCGATCGAGCGCATCCATGATGGCGCACTCGTTGCGGTCGGGCCGGTCGCCCAGGGGCGCCGGATGGGTCAGCAGTCCGTCCGGATCGGTAGAACGGAGCGGGAACAGGTTCACCACTTCCAGTCGGCCGTACTTCCCGGCCAGCGCGCGCTGCAGGCAGCGGGTGATCGTCGGGTCGTTGACCTGGTGGTCGGCACTCGACGGGTTAAGCATGATGAAGCCGAGGCCAGGCGCGCTGCGGTCCCACTCTCGCCAGAGCCGGTACCGGTACTGCTCGCAGTCGGAGAGGATGCATCCGGCCTCGCCGTCGAGGGCCTGAGTGATCAAACGCTTCATGCCTGAACCCTCCTGAACTCGACAACCCACACCCACGGATTTTGCTTCCACGCACCGGCGCCGTTGATGCTGTTCCACAGCTCGACGAACTGCTCCCGCGCTGTCTCGCCATCGTTCTGATAGCCACCGCCACCAGTAGTGCTCCAGGCGCGGACACCCTCGGCGCGCGCGTCTGACTCGCTGCAGTCGTCCAGTCGCTCAACGCGCACACCGGTGATCTCCAGCAGGATGCGCGATGCCCAACGCGGCATGTGGATCGAAGGTGCCCAGCCGCGGCTCTCAATCGAGTCCAGGCGCTCGTGGGTCGCGCCGTCGATGTCGTGCTCTACGCCATTGTCGTCGGCGCGGTACCGAACCATGGCGTAGTGGCGTTGTTTGCCGTTTGGCCAGGTCTCAGTGCCCACCAGGCGGACTTCGTGAGTCTCGCGCACCCACAGGCAATCTGCCGGCAGCCCATAGGGGCAGGCCACGCGCTTGATGCATTCGTGCGCCTCGTGGCCGGGGCCGTCGCCATACAGCCACGACAATTCAGCAATGCCGTCTTCGCAGTCCACGCTCAGGCTGGGCCCGGTCGCCTGCTTCAGGATGCGCCGCGTCTGCGTCTTCCGGCCGTCCAGAATGGCGCGTACCATAACGCCTGAAAATAGAATCGGACGTTCACGCATGGCGCAGACCTTTTTCTTCTGGACCCCGGCCGACCGTGAGCCGGGTCACGTTTTCCCGGCTGGGAATCACGGCAAAGTAATCAGAGACTATCGACACTTCACTGCCGATGCTACTAATGGCTGGAAGTTGGCTATCGAAATGGTGCTGGAGAATGTCCGGCTGAGCCAGCCTAAGGAATTGCCGAGTCGACTTAGCTCGGCATTTGCATTTCTCTCGGAAGCCGATGCCAAGTCGCGAGCATTTTCCAATCCAGCCTCTCGGCTTTATGAGGTGGAGCTTGTTGACGAAGCAGCGCCAAGGCATATTGCAGATTTCGACCTGTACTCGACCATCTGCAAGAGTGAGCCGAGTCAAGCCTTTCTTCCAAAGACCGAGTTGCTCGCGAAGGATTACTGGCAAGGAAGCGGAAACGGCGTCAAAGAACTCCTCACTCTTTCCGATCTGCGTGTCGTAAGACGCCTGTATCCATAGCAACGAGGTGCACCCTTCGATAGGAATGCCTGTCATGCTGCCTCCGACGGCTGCACCACGGTTAGGGCAAGCGCCACCGGCCGCACCCACACCGGCGTGGCCGACAGCATGAACGTCTCTCCGGTCTCGGCCAGCAGCAGGGTGGTACCCATCACCTCGGCGATCGCCTGGGCGGCGTCGGGCGGCACCGCGTTTCCGATGCGCTCGCGCCAGGCCTGATCGCTTAGACCGTCCAGCTCTAGGTATTCCTCGGGCTCGATCAACGATTGGATGGCCGCCAGCTCCAGCGTGGTGAAAGGCCGGTGCCAGGTGCCGTCGAGCGCGCGAATGATGGCCACAAGCTTGTCGTTCGCCGCCGGCAGCCGAGGGTCGGCCACTGACCAGCGGCCGTTGTCATGGCCGGCAGCTGCCGAGACAGCGCCGCTGGGCTGATCCCAACTCACCACGCCGTAGTGGCCGCCCGTCAGGTAGTTGTCGCCGCGCTCGCGCCGCATACCAGGACGCGGGTCAGCGACGGCATATGCACCCTGGCCGGTGTCGCTACGGGCGATCACCGTGCCCGCCGGCTCGTCATAGCCGGTGATGCGGTACTTGCCAGCACCCTCGAAGCCCGTCGACGCGCGCGGATCCTGCACGCACTGGCCGGTGCCGTGCGCGCTGGTGACAGCGCCTGCGGCCTGCTGCCACGGCACGATCCGAAACTCATTGTTGTGTTTCGCCGGGCCGGTATGGCGCGGGTCGGCCACGCTGAACGTGCCTTGGCCGGGATTCGTGCCGGCTGTGATCGCACCGGATGCCTCACCCCAGCGCAGCACCCCGTATTGCTGATACTGAGCCGCACCGGCGGCGTGCCGCGGATCTGCCACCGAAAATGCACCGTTCGTTGGCAAGGACTCGCCAGCCACAGTGCCCACCGGTTCATGCCAATCCACTACGCCAAGATGACCACCGCGGCGCTCGGGCAGGATCAGGTAATCGCTCAGGTAGCCGTCCTGCACCGCCAGCTTGTTCAGGCTGCGCCAGTCGCTGCCAGCCTCGACGAAGGCAAGGCGTACCCATGTCTTCCACTGCAGGGACGGCACACGGTGCATAGGGCCACCGGCTGCGTCACCAGGTTGCGGCATGCGGCCGAGCACGGTACCGACGCCCTGCAGGCGCCGCAGCTCGGGCTCATAGAGGAACGCCGGCACCTTCTCCATGTGCCGCGCCACCAGCAGGAAGCGCTTGCGGCTCTGGGCAAGGCCGCCCAGCTCTCCGCAATCGTGCGTCGTCTCGTTCACGGCATAGCCATAGTGGCGCAGGATCTGGTTGATCTGGTCGAGCAGGTGCCGGCCGCGCGTCGCCAGCCGCGGCACGTTCTCGAACACGATCAGCTCGACCGGATCATCCTTCCAGGCCTCGCACATGAGCCAGACGCAGCGCAGGGTGAGCTCGTTCAGGGCCTGGTACTTCGGAGTGCGGCTCAGGGATTCGGACAGCAGGCCCGACGCGCCCTTGCACGGCGACGAGATGAAAACGCAGTGCGGGCGCTCATTGCCGGCGGCGCGCCGGATGTCGGCGGCCGTGGCCTCACGCCAGCCAGCCGGCGGTTCCTTGCCGTGGAAGGCGGTGTACTGCTGCCGGGTGAATAGGTCCATGACCGTGCACGGCACGCCGACCAGTGTCTCGAAGTCGCGGGCGGCTGCGGGGTCGACATCGATGCCACCGATGCAGCGCCAGGTCGCAACCATGTTGCCCACCTGAGAGGCAGCTTTCTTGAAGCCCTTGGCGCCGCCGCCGAGGCCGCAACAGAAGCCGAACGTACGGTATTCGCGGCGGATCATGCGGCCTCCTTCGCAAGCTGCAGGCATGCCGCCACCACGCGCTGGCACGTCTGCACGTCAAACCATCCGATGTGGCATTCCTCGACATTGCCGATACCCAGCGCGCCGGCCAGCCACAGATAGGCATCAGACCTGGTCATGCGCTTGCTCTGCCAGATCGGGTTGAACACCGCCTTCGCGCACTTGCGGGCCTCTCGCGTCGGAGCATCGGCCAGCGTGCCCAGAGGGACGTTGGTGAACGGGTGCATGCCCACATACGCGTGGCAGTTCTTGCCGGTGCAGCGGTAGGCCCAAGGCCAATCGCCGAAGGAACGGCCGTAGATTTGCTCGTTGCCCACGATCTCGATCTTGGCCGAGCAGTACGGGCAGGCCGACGGAGGCGGCAGCGGATTCTTCACGCGGGCCAGCGCGCGGCGCGACGGGTTCCATGGCGTCTTCCTGCCGCTGGCACGGTCGAAAGCATCCGCCATGCTGTGATTGGTCTGGGTCATGCCTGATCCTTGATCGATGCGAGGAAAGGGGCCATCGGCCCGTACTTCACCCACCGCGCGACCGGCCAGTGTGTGTGCGTCACCGCGGCGCGCTTGAGCTCGTGCGCAAGCTTCTCCAGCTGCGCGATTTGCAGCGTCATGACGGCGTGCGCCTGGCGGCTGATGGCCAGCGATTCTTCAGCCACCTTCGCCGCTCGCTCTGCGGTCTGCAGACGCTGGCGCAGAACGGCGTTTTGCTGATTCAGCTCGAGCAGCATCAGTGCCCTCCCCTCGTGGCCACGATCTGTTCGTCGACCCACTGCTGCACCTCTTCCTCGATCCATCCGCTGGCGCGGCCGAGCTTGATCGGCGACGGAAACGTGTGGTCTTTGATCCGGCCGTAGATGGCCGTCTTGCCCAGGCCCACGCGCTCGCAGACCTCGGGCAGCCGGATGATCCGGCGTTGCGGTTGGGTGTTCATGTGAAGTGCTTCCCGTAGAGTTCGTCGAGCTTGTCCACCTGGTCGCCGGTAAGCCTGGTCACCTCGCCGGCGTGCATGCGCGTGGCCAGCGAGCGGACAAAGCCCTGTTCCCAGGAATTCAGGTCCTTCGTGCCCAGCAAGCCTTCCAGGCGCTGGATCATCTGGGTGGTGCTGACCATTACGCGGCTTCCCGCACAGTGCCGACCTCGTGGTCTTCGATCCAGAACGGCGTGATCGACTCGGGCAGCCCACTCGGCACCGTCTTGAGGCTCATGAACACCAGCGCGGTGTCGATGGCGTCGACCGCGGCCAGGTCGTCGAGCCACCAGAACAGGCGGTCGCGCTCGGCTCCGATCAGGACATCGGCACGGTCCAGCACCAGCAGGCGCAGCCCGGTGAGCTGCGTAATGGCCTCGGCGATCATCGCGTCGGCGCGCCACTTCTCCGACTCGGACAGCAGCGCGTAGGGCCGGCCGTCTGCAGTGACGGTCATGTCTGCCTCGATCCCGACCCGGAACCACTCGGACAGGTTGGCGGTGGCCGCCAGCCGCTCATTGATAGGGTCCAGCGCCTCGGCAAGCAAGTCGGCCGGGATGCCGCTGGGGCCCAGCGCATCGGCCAAGGCTTCCCACGCCACCACGTCGGCATGGTGCTGGGCAGCCTTGGTGGTGAGCTCACCGGCCTGCGCAACCGCGCGCTGCGCCCCGCGGGCGGCTTCCAGTTCTTTGCCCACGCCGGCGATCGCGTCCTGCAAGGTCTTCAGTTGCGCTTCGATCTTGCTGCGCAGCTCGTCGTCGGCGTCGCCGGCATCCGCTGCCGCGTCCTTCTGCAACAGCTTGAGCTGCGACGCGGCCGCGCTGGCGGCATCGCGTTCGGCCGTCCGGCTCTTCAGGGCGTTTTCCAGCACCGTCAGGCTGCGTTCATACTCGGGCAGGCGGGCAGCCGCTTCGGGATCGGCCTGGGCCGGTTCGCGAGCGGCCAGTTGCCCGGCCAGGTACTGCAGCAGCGCACCACACTCGGGGCAGGCGCACGGCACGCCCGCCACCTTCCCGCCGGCAGCCGCGCGCAGCGCTTCCACCTTCGGCAGGAACGCGTCGCGCTCGGCCTGCGCCCGCTCGACCGAGTCTTGCGCCTTTGGCAACTGCTCGGCCTTGGCCGATACCTCGCGGATCTGGCCGGCACGGTGCGCACGCTGGCGAGCGGCCGCGTCGATCTCACCCAGCTGGCGCTGCAGGTCGCCCGCCTCGCCGGATGCTTCCGCGATCTCTGCCTCGAGCTCGGCAATCGTGGCGCTCAGATCCTCGGGCGCCGGCCCACCGGTCGGTACCGGCGCGGCCCACGTCCCCGCCTTGACGGCGCCGTAGGTCTCGCTGGTGATGGCACGCCAGGCGCCCTTGGCTGCGGTGGCCTTGGTCTGGGCTTCCTTCGCCGCGGCATCGAAGCCAGCGCGCACCAGCGGCAGCACGGCTTCGATTCGCTTGGCGTCGCAGCCGCGCGCCACCAGGCGCTCGCGCACCTGGTCCGTGCCGAGCTTCAGGCCCATGAGGTCGAACAGGAACGCGCGGCGCTCCTTGACGTCCAGGCGCGCGAAACGCTGTGCATCGAGCACGTACGGAAGACGCGGATCCTGCTGCAGCCCAGCGGTCAGCTTGCCGGAAGGCAGCGCGATGCTGTTGGCCTGCGCGCCCGCCGATACCACGAGCGAACCCGTTTCTGCGCCGTCATGCAGCAGCTGGCCGTATTCCTTCTTCAGGCCGACGCGTACGCTCTCGCCCGTCAGCGCCATGCGCACGGCTTCCTGCACGCTGGACTTGCCCGCGCCGTTGGGGCCGCAGATCAGCGACACCGGGGTCGCCGTGATGATGTCGGCTGCCCGGATGCCGAGGAAGTTGCGGGCGTGGATGGCGGTGATACGCATGGCGTCTTACCCCTCTTGTTCTTCGGTGCTCTTCAGGACCTTGCGCTGGCCGTCGGCGTCCATGGCGCTGACGACGCCGTTGGCTTCCAGTCGCTCGATCAGGCGCGCGGCGCGGTTGTAGCCGATCTTGAAATGGCGCTGGACCATGCTGATGGACACGCGCTGCTCGGCAACCACGAAGGCCTCTACGTCGACGTACAGCGGGTCTTCCTGGGGATGCTCGTCGTGCCAGTCCTTCCAGCCCTTCACCCATTCGATGCACAGCGCGCCAGCCATGACGGGGCAATCGCTTTGAGGCTTGCCCTCGGAGGCGGCTTTGTGGCCTTCCTCGTAGGCGGCGTCGAGCTCTTCCTTCAGGGGCTGGTGCTCGATCGCGCGCGGCTCTTCGACGTACTCGGCGTCTACCACGTTGTCATCGGCATCCGGCATGCCATCACCATCGCCGTCGGTGTACTCGCGGCCCATCTCGAACGAGCGCTGGTCGGACTCGCCGCGTACCTCGTCCATGCCACCGTTGTATTGGCCTTCGCCGCCACTCAGGACGAGCAGCACGGCCTGGCCTTGCGCCTCGGCCAGCTCATGCAGCGCGGACACCGACTTGCCGATCTTGATCAGCGCCTGCGCGCCGTCCTTGATGGTGATCTTGTCCAGATCGCCCTGCACCACCGTACGACCGTTGGCCGCGATCAGGTGAACAGCCATCTTCACCGATGCGTCCACGCGGCTTCGCAGGCGGTCGATGATGTCGTTCTGCTTCTTCTCGGACAGCTTCACCCAGGTGTCGGGCATCAGCTTGATCTCCTGCACCAGGACGGACAGCAGGTCCTTGCCAAGGGTGTTGGCGGTCATGTTCATGGTGGCTTTGAATTCGGGCGATTGGCTCATTTCGGTGTCCTGTGCGTGTTTGCGTGCGGGCCGCGCCTCAGCAAATCGGCGGCGCGGCGCTGTTCTTCCTCCCGCGCTACAGCCGTCCGCGCGGGCAGTCCTCTCTCACGGGTGTTCAGTCGGCGTTGATCGGCGCGCGGGCGCGGCGCTGAGGTTGCGCTGCGGGCTCATCTGGCGGGGAGAGCTCGCGCATGCGGCGCGATGCGACCTGGTTGAGCGTGGCCTTCTCTTTCTCGTCGGGCACCTGCTTGATCAGGCTGCGGGCGAAGTCCAGGTCTTCAGCGCTCTGCGCGGACAGCAGCTCGCGGTTGACTTCCTGGAAGGTGCGCACGTCTGCTGCACCTTGGTCGCCCCGATCGTCATCCGGCGGCATGAGGTCGCCTTGCTGGTCGCCGTCGCCGGCATCGGTCGGGTCAGCGTCGCGGTCACCCACGACGGAGGTGTCGGCCTGGCGTTGAACGACATCGGCCGGCTGAGATGTGGCAGCGCGCGTCGCACCGCGCAGTTCATCGACGGATGCCGTGGCCACGGTGTACGACCCATCCGGGTGCAGATCGATGATGTCCTGCGCTTCCTCGACGGATTGCAGGCCCATCAGCAGTTCGGGCGCGTAGAGCTTGCCGAAGAAGCTGGCGGTGCGGTATCGCAGCATGACTTCGTCCATGGTCTGCCACTTGCTACCGTTCTTGGTGTACCAGCCTTCCTTGACCGCCATCTCGATCGACACGGCAGGCGACTCGATGCGCTCGCCAGTTTCCCTCTCGATGGCCCAGGCCACGCAGACCTTGTCGAGGATGTCGACTTTCATGGTTCGCGTCTGGCGCTGGTTGTTTTCCCAGAACGTCTCAGTGCGCTCGACCGTCTTCCGGCCCAGTTCCTTGATGTCGAAACGCAGCGGCGAGAAGCGGCCGCAGCCGTTCACCGCCGCGATGATCCACTGCGACGACCAGGACGGCCGACCTTCGACGATGTACAGGTTCTGCATCACCATCAGCGGGTCGGCGCCCATGCGCTGCGCCATGTTGAGCGCGACGACGGCGTTGGCCAGCGCGTTGGGGTTCTCGCGTGATTCCTTCACGTTGCCGTACTTGTCCAGCTTCTCGATCACCTTGCGGTACGCCGCCGGCACGAGGGTGGACGAGGCCAACAGGTTGGCAGCGCGCTGCATGAGTTCGAAGGACTGCGAAGAGCCGAAGCCCATGGTCACGACGGGGGCGGCTTCGCGCGCTGCGGGTGCGCGCATTTTCTCGAGGGTTGCAGTAGCGGTCATGGTGGTGGTCTCTCGAAGTTTCGAAATTTCGAAATTTGTGGTCAGGACTTGTAGGGGCAGGTGGCGTAGCGCGGGCAGTACTTCGGCGAGCACAGGACAGACTTGCCGTTGCCATAGAAGGCGCCGGAATGGATCAGGCGCGACGCGTGCTGCAGCAGGCCGGGCTGTTCCTCGGTGCCCAGCAGCGCGGCGCGCGGCGATTCGATCTCCCCTACCCCCACGCGCTGTGCGGCCGCTGTCTTGCCGGTGTTCAGGCCGACGATCTGCGCTGGCGCGCTGATGGGGATGCCCAGGGCGTGCTCGGCAAGCAGCTCGTACACGCCCAGCTGTGGGCCATGGCCAGCGGTGGTGGCAACGCCATCCGTGCCGACGGCGCGCCCGCCCGTCTTGAGGTCGCTGATGCCGGCGCCGGCCTCGGTGGTGCGCACGCGGTCGGTGGTACCGGTCAGGGCCAGGCCAAGTTCCGGGATCTCCAGGCGGTCGCATGCCACCTCGATGCCGATGTAGTGCTGGCGCGGCGCGATCTCGGCGCAGTAGCGCGCATGCAGCGCCAGGCCGATGCGCTCGGCCGCGGCCGGGTCGCTGTCTTCCCAGTCGACGTCGACGTTCTTGTCGCGGATCGTATCCACCAGCGCGCCGGCTGCTTCGTCCGCAGTGACTGGCGTGCCGTCCAGAACGGCCTGGTCAAAGAGGCCGGTGCTGGCGTGCACGGCGGTACCCAGGTGAGAAGCGCCGCTCGACGGCATGCGCATGCCCAGGATGTGTTTCGCTTCCCAGCGGGCCGGGCAGTCGAAGAGTTCAGCCAGCGAACTGGCGCGGATGGTGACGATGTTCATTGCAGCGACTCCAGGATGATGTCGAGCGCCACGCAGATGGCATCGACGGGATTGGTGGCGATCACGGTGAGGCACAGGCCTGCGCCGTGGACGAGGTAGGTCCTGCCCGGCACGATTGGTGCAGCGCTCATGTGGCACTCCGGCTTGCGGTGGGTTGCTGACTCGGCTCGGCGCTGGCCAGGTGGTAGACGAAGAACACCGCAGCCATGGCGAGCGTGGTGCCGACCCAGAGGGCCAGCAGCTCGGCGACGGCGCGGCGAGTGGACGGGCGACGGTTCACAGGGAGCGCCCGAAGTCGCTGTCGGGAACGATGACCACGGCGCCGCGAATCTGGTGCGTGGTGCCGGGAATGCAGACATCCCAGTAGAGCCGCGTCTCCTTCTCGTTGACACGCAAGCCCTTGGGGTGACCGTCGTCGTCGACGAGCATCACGTGCCGTCGGTCCCGCAGGCGGACGGTGTCCAGATAGTCGGCGCCGATGCGGTCGCGGATTTGGTCGATCGTGCGAGGACCATCCAGGACGATCTCTTCGCCGTCGGCCAGGATGACTTTGCGAATGGTGGTTGCCGTAGCCATTTCGCGCCCCTCAGTCCAGACCGAAGCAACGAACCATCACCACGTACTCATCGCCTTCCCAGTAGCGGTAGGCCACGGCGGGCGAGCGGTAGATGTCGATGGAATTTTTGCGGTCGAGCGCGGCGGCGTAGACCGAGTCCTCGTCGGTGCCGCGGAACTCGAAATGGTCGCGGCCGTGGATACGGGTGGTCGTCTCACGCACCAGGGTGCGGGTGGAAACCACCTGGCCGCCGGCCGCGCGCTGCGCCTCGAAGGCGTGCTGATACGTGGCTGCGGGTGGAAGGGCGTTGGGCATCTCTGTCTCCAGCGAACCGCTGTGAACGTCAGCGGGCAGAGGCAGAATAGCAAAGTGCTATCGTGATAGCAATAGCAAAATGCGACTGTCAATAGCATGTTGCTTTCGGCGTCACATGCAGCAGGCTATCTCGTCGCTTCCAATGGGCGAAAAAAAGCCCGCCAAGAAGGCGGGCCGTGTGGCTTTTTTGGCGCAGCTCAGTCTGGCTGCCAGGCGGATCGTTTCACGATACCGGCCACAAAATGCAGCCGTTCGATTTGGTCCTGCGGGATCCGCACCATTCCGTGGCGTTCGTTCACCGATGAAAGATGCACAATGCCGTCGCGGATGTACGCCAGTTCCTTGACCATGACTCGGCCGTCCTGGGACTTGGCCAGGACCTCGTCGCCGTTCTGGATCTGCGTGTTGGGCTCGACCACGACGAACTCGTTATGCTTCACACGCGGGCGCATCGATTCTCCGTTACACCGCAGTGCGTATGCGTCCGGATCCTTGGTGGGGAAAAACACATAGCCATCGCCGTGGCCCACTGGGTACTCGATGTCTACAAAATGTCCGTTGTCGCCCAACTGCGCCATGCCTCTTACTGGAATCTTGCGGAACGAGTTCTGGGGGATGGGGAAGACGTCGAAAGCCAAGCTAGGTTCATCCAGCTCGGGCTCAATAGCCCCGCCCAGCTTCGGTTCGCCCTGGCCATTGATCAGCCATTTCGGGCTATACCCATACGCATCCTGCAGCCGCACCGCATGAAGCAGGCCGAGCTTTGGCGAGTCCGGCTCAAGCCACGCTCGAACGACGGCAGGTTCCACAGCGAGCAGCTGCGCCAGCTGCTGAACGTCCAGGTGCTGCTCTGCCATCACCAGCGCTATGCGGTCGCTCGGCCGAACCCCTGCTTCTGCGCCTTGCGGTAGGGGCGGAATGGCATCGGCAATGTGGCTTTCCGCCAGACGGATCTCTTCCGCAAGGCGCGGGCTGAAGTCGTCCACAGCGATGCCCAGCCCTCTGGCAAAGGCACTGGCAGCGTTGATGTTCAGGGCGCGGCGGGCATTGAGGTACTGCCAGACCATTCCCTGAGTACCGATTTCGAATCGGCGCCCGAACTCGTCCTGGCCGTATGGTGCCTTCGACTCGAATAGCTGTTTCAGGCGATTTGCATCCTCGATCTGCCACTTTTCGATCGTGCCGACGACAGCCGCTGGACGCCCCGTCGTGGCTGGGGATGGCGGCTTGTGAACAACGACGCCGGCCTCGGCGTGAGCCTGGTCCATATAGCCATTCGGCAAGCTCAATGCTTCTTCGATGGTGCGGGCCGTCTTGTTTCCCATGCCACGGCCGCCGGCTTCGTTCTTGATCTGGCTGATATATGCCGCGGGGACGCCGGTCCGATCCGCGAACGCGCGGATGGAGGCGAACCCCGAAAGGAGGGCCAGCAGATTGTTTCTGCGGATGTCCTTGATTTCCATGCCGGCATTACATAGCAACCTGCTATCGAGTGGAAGACGCGTTTTGCTATTGCCCCACGAATAGCATTTTGCTATTGTAGATGTACTTACGTCAGAACTCAGTTCGCTGAACATGGATGCCAAGACCTTTATCGAGAAATTTGGGACGGACGAGGCGACTCGCGTAGCGGTTGCTGCAGGCACGAACTACTCGTACTTCAGCCAGATCGCCCACGGTCATCGCCGGCCATCGGTGCAGCTGGCCGACCGTCTGGTAGAGGCTTCGGGCAGCCGTCTCAGCTTTGAGGCGTTGATGCGGTCCAAGCGCGACAAGCCAAAGGCCGGGACGACGGCGGGGCATTCGAAGGCCGCGTAGTTGCGCGGCGGGCCCGAGATTTGATGAGAAAGCCCTTGAGGGCATGACCGGGGGATTGACCATGCTGCGCTCGACGCAGTCGGTAACGTTTTGCTTGTCGGCTCATGCGCGTTCGCGCAGACCTGGCTGCCAGCATCAGCGGCGCCAGGTAGTGGCAACCATTCCCCATTTTTCTTTTTCCTCGCCGGCCGGCCTTGTGGCACGCCGGCCTTGTCGTTTCGTTGGGGTCAATCGTATGGAATCGATCCAGCACAGTGGAGCATCACATGCCTAGCCTGGAATCCATGGTCCTGAACCGTGTTGCTCCGCTTACCCAGAAGAAGGTGGCCGAGGCGATCGGCGTCGAGCCGACCAACTTCTCCCGGTTCCTGAACAACAGCGGGCACCGGCTAACGTTCGCCGAGCTGTGCCGACTGTTCGATGTGCTCGAGCTCGAGGTCATGGCGCCCGGCGACAGCAGCATGGTCTGCCTGCCGCGCGAGGAATACCAGGCGCTGCGCACGCTGGCGAGGAAAGGCCTGGAGGTGGCGTGATGGACGCAGTACACCCACCCCTGACGCCGCCAGACTGCGATCTGCGCGACTTTCCCTTCATGCCGCTTGAAATCAATCGCCTGCGGCGTTCGAAGTCATGGCTCAAGGCCAAACGCAATCCCGCCCTCGCCTTCTACCAAATCAACCTCTGGACCGCTGCCTGGCACGACGTGCCCGCCGGCTCGCTCGAGGATGACGACGACGTGCTGGCCGACCTGGCCATGTGCGATCCAGCCAAATGGCCCAAGGTCCGCGACGAAGTCATGCGCGGCTGGATCAAGTGCAGCGATGGCCGACTCTACAACCCGACGGTGTGCGAGAAGGCGCTGGAGAGCTGGGCGGCGAAGGTCGAGCGCCGCGAGAAAGCTGAACACGAAAACGACCGGAAACGGCGTGAGCGCGAAGAGCGTGCGCGGATGTTTGAGGTGCTACGCGGCGCCGGACAGTCCTTGCCATGGAACACGACGACCGTGGAACTACGGCGCCTTGTCGCCGAGGTGACAGATGGACACGTCACGCACGGTCACGACCTGTCACGCGGACAGGTGCGTGACAGTCACGACAAAAAGCCGTGTCAGTCACGGCTAAGAGAGAGAGAGGGACAGGGAGAGGGACAGGGAGAGAGAGAATTTAAAAGCTATAGCGGCGGCGTAGGTGAATCACAGGGGGTAGGCCCTATGGATAACTCCGAATCGCCGCCGCCGCTTTCCGCTGACGCGGTCGGCGAACAGCTGGTGCTGCTCGAAGCCGAGCGAGGCCGAACGTTGCGGCTGTCCTCGCGCGCGCACGAGGCGTTGCTCCGAATTGCGGGCCGCGGCATCGGCTTGCCGGCATTGCTCCGGGCCCATGCCCTCGCGTGCGCGCGACGGGCTGCCGACCAGGACGCCTCGCCGGTGAACCCCGGGTTCCTCGAGCCGTTCGTCGACGAGGCCATGGCCGAACGACACGGCGGCAGCCCCCCTGCCCCCGACTGGGACGCCACGCCCGAGGGGGTGCAGGCCAAGGCCGACGAACTCGGCGTGCAGCGCGCCGCGGAAGAGCACCCGATCTGGTTCCGGCTGCGGGTCATCCGCGAATCGGGCGACCATCGGCTCATCGAGCGCGAGGTCAGCAAGGCCGAGCGCATGAACCCCGAGGAATTCGCCCGGGTGCACCGGTTCATGTACGGCACGACGCCGGCACAGGTGATGGCATGACGACGACCCAATCGCTCTTCGACGACGCCCGCCCGCTGCGCCGCGTCGCATTCTCGGTGCCCGGCCAGCCCGTGGCCAAGGGACGGCCCAAGTTCGCACGCCAGGGGGGCTTCGTGCGGACCTACACGCCGGAGCCGACCGCGCGGTACGAGAACCTGGTCAAGCTGGCCGCTACGCAGGCCATGGCCGGCACGCCACCCATCGAGGGGCCGGTCGAACTCTGGCTCGACATCAACCTGCAGATCCCGGCGAGCTGGTCCAAGAAGCGACAGCAGCAAGCGGCGGCGGGTCTGGTCGCGGCGACGAAGAAGCCCGATGCGGACAACGTGCTGAAGGCGGTCAAGGACGGCATGAACGGCATCGTGTGGGTCGATGATGCCCAGGCGGTCGAGTACCGCATCAGCAAGCGCTACAGCACCGCGCCCGGCGTGCAGGTCAGCGTGGAACAACTGCCGCTGCAGGCGGCCTGAAGGATCGATTTTGACGGGGGAAAACATGACGGAAGAACGCCTCTTCGACAGCTCTCACGCGGCACTGGTGTTCGCGTTCAACTACTCGGGCCAGCAGTACCAGGCGTCAGCCATGAACAAGGCCATGACGCCGGCCATCGGTTCCGGCAAGGGGCTGATCGGGGTCGATGGCGCAGCCCAGGCCGGCATGATCCGCAACGAACTCGGCATGCTGCCCGAGCTGCATCAGGCAGTGCTCACCGCGCGCTGTGCACCCCATGACGTCCGCTGCGACTGCGGCAGGCCCTGCTGCGCAGCCCGGCGGCCAAACACGGAATGGGAAGCAGCCATCATCTGGCTGACCGACCGCGCCATGCAGCAGCTGTCCGGCTCGTTCTCGCACTACCGAGTGCGCCGGTCGATCATCGAGAAGATCTTCGGACGGAAGGTTGACCTGGTGCAGATCGCGGAAGACTGCGGCGCCCACCGCAACACGGTCAGCGCGCAGAACGCGAAGCTGAAAGTCTGGATCGAGGGCGAGCGAAAGAAGGGCCTGACGGCTGCGCCCGGGGTCGAGTCGGTAGCCTGGCTGGCCATCGATGGTCGGCTCAAGGCGGCGGGGATGGTAACCGCTGAGGAAGAGGCCGCGGCGTAGCCGACTTTCCGGAATTTTCTTGACATTGTGCATTTCGTGCACAAAAATGCCCCTCATTCGATACACCTGCGAATTACGTCCAGAGCCCGCGCAAGCGGGCTTTTTGCTTTTCTGAGGGGGAGTTTCGCCATGTTCCTGCCGACCTACTGGTACCTGCTGTTCGGTGTCTGGGTGGAGTCCTGGCGGCCTCGCTCCGAGGACTGATCTCCCCATACCGCTTGTCTCCTCCACCCACTCCCAGGTGGTTCGCCCGGTCCTCGATCCGGGCGCTTTTCTTTCCCGTCCCCAGCATTTTTCCCGCCTATGAAAAGCGCCGACCAGCTCGCCATCCGCTACCGTGCGGCGAGCGACCTGGTGCGTTACGAGCGGAATGCGAGGACGCACAGCGCCGCCCAGATCGAGCAGATCAAGGCGTCGCTGCGGCAGTTCGGCTGGACCAACCCTGCCCTCACCGCTGGCGACGAGCTGCTGGCGGGCCACGGCCGGCTGGAAGCGGCCACGCAGATGTGGGCGGCCGGCGAGACCATCCAGCACTGCCCTACCCCGGGCCATGTGCCGACGGTCGATCTGTCGCACCTTTCGCCGGACCAGCGGCGCGCGTACATCCTGGCCGACAACAAGCTGGCGGAGAACGCAGGCTGGGACGTTGACCTGCTGGCCGCCGAGCTGCTGGACCTGCGCGAAGCCGAGTTTGACCTGACCGTGATCGGCTTCATGCCGGACGAGCTGGGCGAGCTGCTGGACCCACCCGGGCCCGCCCCAAGCACCGCGCGCCGCTCGCTGGCCGAACAGTTCATGGTCCCGCCCTTCAGCACGCTCAACGCGCGCGACGCGGCGTGGCAGGAACGCAAGCAGTCCTTGCTGGCACTGGGCATCCAATCCGAGCTGGGGCGTGATGCGCCCGCCTATGCGTCGGCCTCGGACCACCAGAAGGCCGACCAGGGCGCGGCACCCCAGCATCGCACCAGCATCTTCGACCCGGTGCTGTGCGAGCTGGCCTACCGCTGGTTCTGCCCGGCTGATGGCCTGGTGCTGGATCCGTTTGCCGGCGGCAGCGTGCGCGGCATCGTCGCGGCGCGGCTCGGGCGCCCGTACGTGGGCATGGAGCTGCGGCCCGAGCAGGTCGAGGCCAACCGCGGCCAGCTGCACCTGGTGCAGACCCATGACCCGGCGCCGGTATGGCACGTCGGCGACAGCCGGCAGATCGCGCGGCGTCTGCCAGACGTCCAGGCTGACTTCCTGTTCTCGTGCCCGCCTTACGCGGACCTGGAGCGCTACTCGGACGATCTGGCGGACCTGTCCACGATGGACTATCCGACCTTCCTTGCGGCCTACCGCGAGGTGATCGCGGGCGCAGTCAGCCTGCTGAAGCCAGACCGGTTCGCGTGCTTTGTCGTCGGTGACGTGCGCGAGAAACGCGGCACGGGCCCATATCGCAACTTCGTGGCCGACACGATCCAGGCGTTCCTCGACGCCGGCATGCGGCTGTATAACGAAGCCATCCTGCTGACTGCGCTGGGCAGCGCCCCGATCCGCGCCGGAAAGCAGTTCGCGGCGAGCCGGAAGCTGGGCAAAACGCACCAGAACGTCCTGGTGTTCGTGAAGGGCGACTGGAAACGCGCCGTTGCGGCATGCGGTGATGTGTTGCTGGCGGACGATCTGTTTCCCGAATCTGACGAGTGATACCCATGGCGGGACGCAAACCATTCCAGCCGAGCGAGGAAGCCCGCAAGCTGGTCGCCTCGCTGGCGGGCTACGGTGCGCCGCACGAGTACATCGCCAGCTGCATCGTCAACCCGCAGACAGGCAAGCCGCTGACGGCCAAGACGCTGCGCCTTCATTTCCGCGCCGAGCTGGACAACGCGAAGGACAAGACAAACGCCCTGGTGGCGCAGGCCCTGTTCAAGCAGGCCACTGGCACCGGCAAGGGTGCGGTGACCGCGGCCATCTTCTGGCTGAAGACGCAGGCAGGATGGAAGGAAACGCCGAAGCGCATCGAGCTGACAGGGGAAGACGGCGGGCCGGTCGAGCAACGAACCACCGTCGTCGATGAAAAACAGGTCGCTGCCGCCGTCGCCAAGCTCGAGGACGAGTATTGATCCGTCCGTCGAGCGCGCCGTCCTGAAGGCGAAGTGCGAGCGCGATCACCTGTTTTTCAGCCGGTACTTCTTCAAGCATCGGCAAGGCATCAAGTTCCGCGTCAACTGGCACCACGTGCTGATCGCGGACACGGTGCAGCGTGTCATCGATGGCGAGCTGAAGAACGTCGTCATCAACGTCCCGCCGGGCTCGTCGAAGACTGAGCTTGTCGCGATCAACCTGATCGCCCGGGGCCTGGCGGTGAACCCGCGTGCACGGTTCCTGCACATCTCGTATTCGGATGACCTGGCGCTGCTGAATAGCGAGACGGCGCGCGAGATCGTCCAGTCCGACGAGTTCCAGGACCTGTGGCCGCTGACCATCGCGCCGGACGCGAAGTCGAAGAAACGCTGGAACGTCATCGCCGACGGCAAGAAGGCCGGCGGCGTGTATGCGGTGTCGCTGGGTGGCCAGATCACTGGCTTCCGCGCCGGCCACATGACCGAGGGATGGCAGGGCGCCATCATCATCGACGACCCGCTGAAGGTCGAGGACGCGTACAGCAAGCCGAACCGCGACAAGGCGAACCGCAAGCTGCTGTCCACGGTGAAGAGCCGAAAGGCCAACCCGGACACGCCGATCATCGTGATCATGCAGCGACTGGCCGAGGAAGACCCGACGGGCTTCATCAAGGGCGGCAAGGTGCCGGGCGACTGGGAATTCATCGAGATCCCGGCGCTGATCACCGACGCGTACGTCGAGGCACTGCCAGAGCGCATCCGCGCGATGGTGGAACTGGAAGAGAAGGACGAAGACGGCCGCTTCAGCTACTGGCCCTACAAGGAACCGCTCGACGACCTGCTGGCCAGCGAGAAGGCTGACCGGTACGTGTTCAGCGGGCAGTACATGCAGCGCCCTTCCCCGCTGGGCGGCGGCATCATCAAGAGCGCCAACTTCGGTCGCTACTCGGTGGTGCCCGAGCTGCACAAGCGCGTCATCTACGCCGACACGGCGCAGAAGACGGCCGAGCGGAACGATTACAGCGTTCTGCAGTGCTGGGGGCACGGCAAGAACGGACGCATCTACCTGCTGGACCAGATCCGCGGGAAGTGGCCAGCACCAGAGCTGCGACAGAAAGCGATCGACTTCTGGAACAAGCACCTGCCGCACGACTTCCACTTCGGCGCGCCTCTGGTGCGCATGATGATCGAGGACAAGGCCAGCGGCACCGGCCTTATTCAGGACATCGAGGCGTCGGGCAGCATCCCCGTCGAGGGCATCGAGCGCAACCGGGACAAGCTGACGCGCGTCATGGACGTGGTCAGCTATATCGACAGCGGCCTGGTGATGATCCCCGAGGCGGCGGAATGGGTCAGCGACTTCACGCAGGAATGCGACGCCTTCACGCCGGACGATACGCACGCGCACGATGACCAGATCGATCCGATGGTGGACGCGATCAACGACATGCTGGCCGGCGGCCGCTCGATGGATATCTGGACGAAACTCGGACAGCAATGAACCGTAACCAACGCAAGGCGCACAAGCTCGCGCACCGGGCCAATGTGGCCGCGTCCGCGAGCGCCAAGCGCTGGATCAGCGGTGACAGCTTCCAGAACTTCGAGGCACGCGTCGGCCTGGGCACCAACAACCAGGCGTCGCAGTACAGCTACGGCTTCGACTTCATCTCGCGCAACCGCGTGCAGATGGAAGCCATGTACCGCTCGTCGTGGGTGGTCGGCCAGGCGGTGGATGTGGTTGCCGAGGACATGACCCGGGCCGGCATCGAGATCGGTTCGGACATGGATCCGGACGACAAGGACAAGCTGAACGCTGCCATCGAGCGCATGGCGCTGTGGGACCGGCTCAACGACACGGTCAAATGGGCGCGCCTATACGGCGGCGCGCTCGCGGTGATGCTGATCGACGGGCAGAACCCGTCGACACCGCTACGGCCTGACACGGTAGGCAAGGATCAGTTCAAGGGGCTGTTCGTGCTGGACCGCTGGCTGGTCCAGCCCACGCTCAATGACCTGGTCACCGAACTGGGCCCGGACATGGGCATGCCGCGCTACTACGACGTGGTGGCGGACAGCATGGCCCTCTCGCGCCAGCGCATCCACTACAGCCGCGTGCTGCGGATCGACGGCGTCGAGCTGCCGTACTGGCAAAAGATCGCCGAGAACCTGTGGGGGCAGTCAGTCATCGAGCGTCTGGTTGACCGCCTGGTGGCGTTCGACAGCACCACCGTCGGCGCGGCCCAGCTCGTGTACAAGGCGCATCTGCGTACGCTGAAGGTCGAGAAGCTGCGCGAGATCATCGCCATGGGCGGCCCGGCACTCGAGGCGCTGATCAAGAACGTGGACATGATCCGGCGCTTCCAGTCGAATGAAGGCATGACCCTGGTCGACGCCAAGGACGAATTGCAAGTCGACTCCTACCAGTTCTCCGGCCTGGACAATGTGCTGATGCAGTTTGGCCAGCAGCTGTCGGGCGCCCTGCAGATTCCGCTGGTGCGCCTCTTCGGGCAGTCACCTGCAGGCCTGAACAGCAGCGGCGAGTCGGACCTGCGGACCTACTACGACAACATCAAGCAGCAGCAGGAACGCCGGCTTCGCAGCCCGCTGACGCGGTTGCTTGACGTGCTGGTGCGGTCGGAGCTGGGCACGGCGCCGCCCGAGGGCTTCGCCTATCAATTCACGTCGCTCTGGCAGCTCTCCGACACCGAGAAAGCGAACAACGCCAAGACAGTGACCGAGGCGGTGACGACGGCGCTGGACGCTGGCCTGATCGACACCGCCACCGGCATGAAGGAACTGCGGGCGTCCAGCCACGCGACGGGTGTGTTCACCAGCATCACCGACGAGCAGATCACGGAAGCCGAGAACGCGCCGCCACCGATGCCCGAGATGGAACTGCCCGATGCTGATGACCCGAACGACCGACCGCAAGAAGGGCCGGAAAAATCCGGTCAAGCTCAGCGGTCCGGAAAGGCTGTACAGGACGCAGCTTCGACAGGTCGCCGCGCAGGTGGGCGCGTTGGTCAATGGCTTTCCGCCTGGCGATCCCGCCGCGGCGCCGACGATTGAGCAACTGCTACGCCGATATGCCGAGGCCCTTACACCTTGGGCCGAGGCCACCGCAGCGCGCATGCTGGCCGACGTCAACCGGCGCGACGAGCAGGCTTGGATGGAACAAGCCAAGGAATTGTCGCGAGCGCTGCAGCTCGAGATCCGGACGGCGCCCACCGGCGCCACGATGCGCGCGCTGATGGCCGAGCAGGTCGGACTGATCCGGTCCATCCCGCTAGACGCCGCCGAGCGCGTGCACCGGCTGACGATCGAGGGGCTGGAAGACAGCACCCGGGCGTCGGAGATCTCGAAGGCCATCCAGGCATCCGGCGACGTGGCGAAGAGCCGTGCCGACCTAATCGCCCGGACAGAGGTGGCGCGCACCGCGTCGACGCTGACGGAGGCCCGCGCGCTGCACGTCGGCTCCCCGGGCTACTTCTGGCGGACGTCTGGTGACTCGGACGTGCGCGACTCGCACCGCAAGATGAATGGCCAGTTTGTGGCCTGGAACGATCCGCCGACGCTGGACGGCATGACCGGGCACGCGGGGCAGTTTCCGAACTGCCGCTGTTACCCCGAACCTGTGATTCCTGAGGATTGAAATGGCAAAGGCGAAGATCGTCCGAGACAGCGATGGGCTGTTCGATGGAATCAAGTTCAATTGTCCCGCATGCCTTTGGTCGGACGGCACACCCCAGGCCAAGGTTCTGCCGGTGAGCTGGCTGCCGCCCGGAGAGACGCAAGAGTCTCCGCACGTCGCGGGCAAGCCGCACTGGGGGTTTAACGGCGACTTCGAGAATCCGACTCTGACCCCGAGCGTACTGCAGTGGTGGGGTGGCGAAGGAACGGAAGTCCCCAAGCACGTCTGCCACTCGTTCGTGACTAACGGGCGAATCCAGTTCCTTGGCGACTGCACCCACGCACTGGCAGGTCAGACCGTCGATCTGCCAGCAATGGAAGACTGATATGCGCTTCTACACCGTCCAAAAGCTGGGCCCGAAGCGCTCGCAGACGCCCGAAGGCTTCCTGCTGTGCGAGGAAGTGCCCGTCGCGCGCACCGGCGAGATGCTGTACGGCGCAGGTGAGGTGCCGGTTGATCCTGGCCCTGACGGCCTGATCCGCATCAGCCGGACGCCGGAAGAGGTGTTCCGCGCCGAGACGCTGGCCAGCTGCATCGGCAAGCCGGTGACGCTGGATCACCCCGATGACTTCGTCACGCCGGCCAACTTCGCCGCGCTCGGGAAAGGCGCCATGCTCAACCTGCGGCGCGGCGCCGGCATCGAAGACGACCTGCTGATCGCCGACCTGCTGGTGACCGACCAGGCCGCTATCGACGCCATCCTGAAGGACGGTATCGAAGAAGTCAGCCTCGGCTATGAGGCGGACTACGAACAGGTATCACCCGGCCGCGGGGTACAGCGGAACATCGTTGTCAACCACGTAGCCCTCGTCGAGCGCGGCCGGTGCGGCCCGCGCTGCGCGATCGGCGATAAGGAACCCGAAGACATGAAGACCAAAGACAGCAAGCCCAAGGGCAAGCGTACCGTGTGGGACCGCCTGATGACGGCCTTCAAGGCTGGCGACGAAGCCGCCATGGAGGAAGCCATCGAAGAGGCCAAGGCCAACGACGAGGAATCCGAGGAAGAGCGCGAGGCGCGCGAAGCCAAGGAAAAGGAAGGCAAGACTGGCGACGCGCAGTCCGTCCTGCTTACCAAGATCCTGAAGCGCATGGATGCCCAGGACGCTGCCATTGCCGCGCTGGGCAAGCGCAAGGCCAGGGACTCGGAGAAGGAAAAGACCGACGACGATGATGAGGAAGACCCGGACAAGAAGAAGACCGGCGACGATGGCGACCTGACCAACGCAGAGACGGCCGGCAAGCTCAGCCAGGCCGAAGTCGACCTGTACACCGGCGACGCGGCGGCCAGCATCCCCTCGCGCGCGGAGATCCTGGCACCCGGCATCAAGCTGCCGACCATGGACTCGAAGATGGCCACCAAGGACCGTGCCGCGGCGCTGTGCAAGTGCCAGCGCAAGGCCCTCGACGTCGCCTACCAGACAGACGCCGGCAAGAAGGCTATCACGCCGTTCCTGGGCGGCCTGACTGCCGATTTCGAGAAGCTGCCCGCCGCCCTGGTGCATGCCGCCTTCATGGGCGCCAGCGAGCTGGTCAAGGCTCAGAACAACGGCCGTGCGCACGACAGCGTCGCGAAGACCACGGATTTCGGCAAGGCCCGCACGGTCGCCGAGATCAACGCCGCCAACCGCAAGTACTGGGCCGACCGGTCCGCCAACTAAGGAGTCCCGAACATGGGCAACGCAATCCTGTATCGCATGGCCTCGGGCATTCCGGGGGATATCTCGCGCCAGTCGCAAGCCACGGTCGAGCCGCAGCTCCTGAACTCGTCTCTGCCGTTCCCCGGCTATGGCCTGTTCGGCAAGATCGCTGCCGGCAAGTTTGTGCCGATCACTGGCGGCGACGCCGCCGCGGCCGTGTATGGCCTGCTCGTCCGTCCGTATCCGACCACCGGCGGCGCCGGCTCGGAACCGCTGGGCACGGCCACGCCGCCCACCACTGGCGTTGCTGATGTCATGCGCCGCGGCTACATGACCGTCAAGAACAACGCCGGCACGCCTGCCATCGGCGGCCAGGTGTATGTCCGCGTGGCAGCCGCGGCTGCTGGCAAGCCGATCGGCGGCATCGAGGCGGCTGCCGACAGCACCAACACCATTGCCGTGACCGGTGCCACGTTCATGAACGCTGGCGATGCCAACGGCAACGTCGAGATCGCATACAACATCTAAGGGGTCACCCAGAATGAGCAAAATCATCGTTCCGCGCATCGCCGCGGCCGCTGCGATCGCCATGGTCAACGCCCCGGCGATCATCCGCGCGCGCACGCGCGATAACATGCTGACCTTCGACAGCCGCACGATCGACAGCACTGGCGCCTTCCTGATCGGTGAACTGGAACGCCTGGACCAGACCCTGCACGGCCCGCTGGCCTCGGTGACCTGGTCACGCGACATCGACCTGCGCGAAGACGTCTCGATCGCCGACGAGACCTCGTCGTTTACCAACTCCAGCTTCGCGGCTGCCGGCGGCGCGTCGCCCAATGGCAAGTCGTGGATCGGCAAGGACGCGTCGGCCATCGCTGGCATCGCGCTGGACATCGGCAAGACCGCCAACCCTCTGACCCTCTGGGGCATGCAGATCGGCTGGACGATCCCCGAGCTGGAATCGGCCCAAAAGCTGGGCCGCCCGGTCGACCAGCAGAAGTTCGCCGGCATGCAGCTGAAGCACAACATGGACGTCGACGAGCAGGTGTATATCGGCGATACCGTGCTCGGCGTCACCGGCCTGGTGAACAACACGCTGGTCACCAACGTGTCGAATGCCGCCACCGGCAACTGGGCCACCGCCACGCCGGACCAGATCCTGGCCGACGTCAACGAACTGCTGACGAGCGTCTGGGGTGCGTCCGCCTACGCCTACTGCCCGTCGGAACTGCGCCTTCCTCCGGCCAAGTTCAGCATTCTGGTCAGCGCGAAGGTGAGCAGCGCCGGCAACATCAGCGTGCTGGAATACCTGAAGCAAAACACCATTTCGAACTCGATCAACGGGCGACCGCTGAACATCCAGCCGCTGAAGTGGCTGTATCAGCGCGGCTCGGCCAATGCCGATCGCATGATGGCGTACACCAAGGAACAGGACAAAGTCCGCTTCCCGATGGTGCCGCTGCAGCGCACGCCGCTCGAGTACCGCGACATCCGCCAGCTCACCACCTACTTCGGTCGCCTGGGCGTGGTCGAGGTCGTGTATCCCGAGCTGATCGGGTACCGCGACGGCATCTGACGGGAGAACGACATGCCGAAGATCTACGTCAAGAAGGCCTTCACGCTGCAGCACGAGGGCGAGAAGCACGAGTTCCCGGTGGGCAACCACACGGTAGCGGCCGGCGTGGCCGAGCACTGGTATGTGAAGGCGCATATCGGCGAGGAGCCGGCGGCTGGCGGCGAGACCGACCAGAGCGACCTGGCCGAGCAGCGTGCTGCCCTGGATTCTGCCGCCCAGTTCCTGGAAGGCCGGGCCGAGCAGCTCGCCAAGCTGCAGGAAGAGCTGGCCGACCGAGAGAAGGCAGTCGCAGAACGCGAGGACGCTGCCGACCAGCGCGACGTCTCCCTGCTGGCGCGCGAGAAGGCGGTCACGGAACGCGAGCAGGCTGCCGAAAAGGCAGCGGCGGACGCGGCCAAGGCTGCGAAGGCGAAATGAGGGGTATGATGCCTCGCGAGGGGCATCAACCAATCACCCATGACACCTGACCAGTTCAGAGAGGACTTTCCCGAGTTCTCGGACAAGACCAAGTACCCGGACGCCACAGTTGATTTCTGGCTGACGGTGTCGACGTCGCTGGTCAATCCGTGTCGCTGGGGCGTCCTGACCGACCAGGGCATCGAGCTCTGCACCGCGCACCACCTGGTGCTCGGCGAGCGCGATGAGCAGGCTGCCAGCGTCGGTGGCATCCCGGGCCAGATGACCGGCCCGATGTCTTCGAAGACCGTCGACAAGGTCAGCGCCAGCTATGACACGGGTGCAGCGACCATCGACGATGCCGGCATGTGGAACCTGACCACCTACGGCGTGCGGTATCTCACCCTCGCCAAGATGATGGGCGCTGGCGGCATTCAGCTGTAGCGCAGCCGCCCATCGGGAGCACCCCATGGGCGTCATGAAGGTAGACCGGCTGAAGGCAATTCTGCAGTCGATCAACGGCCTGGTGCAGAAGGAAGTGCTGGTCGGTATTCCCGACAGCGCGCCCGAGCGCAAGGACGACGAGCCGATCGGCAATGCCGCCATCGGCTACATCCAGGAGACCGGTTCCCCGGTCAACAACATCCCGGCCAGACCGTTTCTCGTGCCCGGCGTGGCCGATGCCGCGGCCAAGGTGACGCCGCAACTGCAGAAGGGAGTAGAGGCGGCGCTGGACGGCGATGTCGACGGCGCTGAGCGGCGGATGGCTGCCGCCGGCCTGCTGGCCCAGAACTCGGTGCGCGCGCGGATAAACAGCGGGATCTCGCCGGAACTGAAGGATTCGACCCTGGCTGCGCGCCGCCGTCGCGGCAGGACTGGGACCGTGCCGCTGATCGACACCGGCCAGCTGCGCAATTCGATCACCTACGTGATCCGCAAGAGGAAGTAAGCCATGGCCCAACTCGACGTCACCGACGTCCTGCTGGATCCGGATTTCATGGATACCGGCCTGGTGTGCAACCGGATGACACAGACCGTGGACGACCATGGCCGCGCGACCAACGCGGTCACGGCCATGCCGTTCTCCGCCGTGGTGACCAGCGACAAGGGCGACATCCTGCACCGCAACGCCGACGGCAGCCGGATAATCGGCTCGATCACGCTGCACACGCCATTCCGGCTCTCGGACGGCAGTGCCGGCCAGGACGCCGACGAGATCGTCTGGCAGGGCCGGACTTACACCGTGGTCAACGTCAACGACTACAGCCATTTCGGGCGCGGCTTCGTCTGCGCTACCTGTGACCTGAAGCCTCTCTCGGGGTAATCCATGGCAAATACCAGTGCGAGCGGCGGCTACCTGGCGCCGACCGCGCCGGTACCGCCAGAAGACGACGCGCTCGATGACCTCCTGCAGGCGCTCGTAGCCGGCATCACCGGCCTATCCGGCGCCATGGTGCGCCCGCGCTGGCAGCCGACCGTTCCAAAGCAGCCAGAGCCATCGGTGAACTGGTGCGCACTGGGCTTGGAGGTGCAGGAGAACGACGACGGCCCGGCCATCCAGCACGACCCGGCCGGAGATGGCAGCGACACGTACATCCGGCATCAGGACATCGAGCTGCTGTGCACGTTCTACGGCCCGGCCGCCAAGGGCTATGCCCAACGCCTGGCCGACGGCCTGGCCATCCCGCAGAACGGCGAGCAGCTCGGCTTGAACGACATGGCCTTCGTGTCCGCCGGCGAGATCCGCGCGGCGCCGGACTTCGTCAACCAGCAGTGGGTGCGGCGCTACGACATGAAGTTGGCGCTGCGCCGCAAGATCACCCGGACCTACCCGGTCCTCAATATCCTGTCCGCCGATGTAAGCACCACAACGGACAGCAGTACCCCCGTTGCCGGCGGCATCCCAGTCGGCCCGTAGCCTGCAACACGAACCGACCAACCAAGGCCCCGCCCAGCGCGGGGCTTTTTCATTACTACGAGGGATGACCATGTCCAACGGACTGCCGGTTTCGCGGCTGATCAACGTCACCATCAACATGTCGCCGCTGGCGGCCCAGGGCGCCAACCTCAACACGGCGCTGTTCCTGGGCGCGTCGGCGGTGATCGACACCAACGAGCGCATGCGGTCGTACGGCACCATCGATGCCGTGGGCAGTGAATTCGGCAACACCGCGCCGGAATACCTGGCCGCTCTGCTCTACTTCCAGCAGACGCCCCAGCCGTCTCAGCTCTACATTGGTCGCTGGGCGAAGACCGCCACGTCCGGCTCGCTACGCGGCGCGGCGCTGAGCACCGTCCAGAAGGACATCACGGTGTGGAAGGCTGTCACTGCCGGCTCGTTCAAGATCACGATCGACGCGACCGTGAAGACGCTGTCCGCGCTGGACTTCTCGGGCGTGACCAACCTGAACGGCGTGGCCACGATCATCCAGACCGCGCTGGCCGGCGCAGGCTTCGTGTGGAACGGTACCCAGTTCGTGGCCACCTCGCCGACCACGGGCACCAGTTCAAAGGTCAGCTACGCCACGCCGACCGGTTCCGGTACCGACATCTCTGCCATGTTGGGCATGACGAGCGGCCTGGCATCGGTGCCAGTCGACGGCATCGTGGCCGAGGCACCGGACGCCTGTGTGAACATTTTCCTGGACCGCTTCGCGAACAAGTTCCTGGGCGTCAAGTTCGCTGACACGTCGGTTACCAATGACCAGCACGTGGCCGTGGCCGACCTGATCGAGGCGGACCAGCGCCATCTCTACGGCGCCACCACACAGGAGCCGCAGGCGCTGGATAGCACCGCCACGACCGATCTGCTGTCCCGGTTCAAGGCGAAGGGCTACAAGTACTCGTTCGCACAGTACTCCAGCACCAGCGCGTACGCCGCCGCGTCGCTGTTCGGCCGCCTGCTGACGACCGACTTCAACGCCAACAACACGACGATCACCCTGATGTACAAGCAGGAGCCCGGCATCGTGCCGGAAACCCTGTCGAGCAGCCAGGCCGACGTGCTGGAGGACAAGCGCGGCAACGTGTTTGTCGAGTACGACAACGACACCGCCGTCGTGCAGTACGGCGTGACGCCCAGCGGCATCTTCATCGACTCGGTCTACAACTCGATCTGGTTCCGCAACCGCATCCAGACCGACGTCTACAACCTGCTCTACCAGAGCCCGACGAAGATCCCCCAGACCGACGCCGGTAACGCGCTCATCGCCACCGGCATCGAAGCCGCCTGCCAGGCTGGCGTGAACAACGGCTACCTGGCCCCGGGTGTTTGGAACTCAGCCGGCTTCGGCGCGCTGAAGCAGGGTGACACGCTGGCCAAGGGCTACTACGTCTACGCGCCGCCGATCGCGCTGCAGTCGCAGGCGGACCGCGAGGCGCGCAAGTCGGTGTCGTTCCAAGTCGCGGCGAAGGAAGCCGGCGCCATCCATACCGTTGACATCCTGGTCAACGTGAATCGCTGATAGGGGAAAACATGTCCGGAACGTATTCGTTCATCGATGTGCAGGCCTCCATCGTCGGGCCCGGCGGCGCGTTCTCGCTGGGCTACGGCGAGGCCACCGCTGAGGAAGGCATCACCATTGCCGCGGCCAACGACAAGAACACCATGACGGTGGGGTCCGACGGGCAGGTGATGCACAGCCTGCGCGCTGATGGGTCTGGCCAGATCACCCTGCGCTTCCTGAAGACGGCGCCGGCCAACTCCCGGCTGATGGCGCTCTACAACATGCAGAAGATCGACAGCCGGCTGTGGGGCAAGAACATCATCACAGTCGGCCAGTCGGTGGCCGGTGACATCGCCACGGGCATCCAATGCGCCTTCAAAAAGGTGCCGGACCTGACCTATGCCACCGATGGCAACATCGTCGAATGGGTGTTCGACGCCGGCCGGATCGAAGAAATGCTGGGGACCTACTGACCATGGCACGTGAGATTGAACTGGCGAGCAACCGCTATTCCATCGGGCGCCTGAACGCGATGCAGCAGTTCCACGTGTCGCGCCGGATCGCGCCGATCATCCCGGCGCTGATTCCGGTCTACATGCGCATGCAGGCGAGTGGCAAGCCGCTGACCGAAGACCTCGACGGCCTGGCTACCGCCCTGCAACCGTTGGCTGATGGCCTGGCCGCGCTGAAGGACGACGATGCCGAGTATGTGATTGGCACGTGCCTGAGCGTAGTGCAGCGCCAGCAGGCCACCGGCTGGGCGCGCGTCTGGTCTGGCAAGGAATCCATGTTCGACGACATGGACCTGTCCGTGACCCTGCCCCTGGTCATTCAGGTGATCAGCGCCAACCTCGGCCCTTTTATCAACGGGCTGCTTACCAGCCAAGCGAGCAGCCCGGCATCCGCGGCACCGGCTGGCTGAAGTCGCTGCCTGGCGGCGAGGACTGGCTGCTGGCGCCAGTCGCCGAGGGCTGGTGCAAGTACGAATCCCTGCTGGACGGCACGCTGGGGCTGGAAGACATCGCCCTGATGAACGACGCGATCGCCGTCCGCAGCGACAACATGGCGGCCGCTCGCCGCATGCTCGAGAAGCAGAACAATGGCTGAATCCACCGTCATCCGCGAGTTCCTGGTCGCGCTCGGCTTCAAGGTCGACGAGAAGGGCCTGAAGAACTTCACGACTGGCGTGGACCAGGCCACGAAGGGCGTGGTGCGGCTGGTTAGCACCATCCAGGGCGCGGCGCTGTCCATCGGCGCGGGCGTCTCTGCCTTCGCGTCCAAGCTGGAAAGCCTGTACTTCGTCAGCCAGCGCACCGGCGCCGCGGCGACGAGCCTGAAGGCGCTGGAGTATGCCGCGCGCAACCTCGGCGTGTCGTCGCAGGCGGCTTTCGGCACGGTCGAGAATCTGGCCCGCTTCCTGCGGAACAACCCCGCCGGCGAGGGCTACCTCGCCACCATCGGCGTGCAAACGCGCAACGCCAACGGCGAGCTGCGCGACACCGTCGACATCCTGGCCGACCTCGGCAAGGAACTGGCGCAGAAGCCGACCTGGCTGGCGAGCCAGTATGGCAACGTACTCGGCATCGACGAGAACCTGCTGCTGGCCATGCGCAATGGCGACTTCGGCCGGTTCATGCAGCAGTACCGCTCGATGTCGCGGAACAACGGGCTGGACAAGGCGGCAGAGGACTCCCACGCGTTCATGATCGCCCTGCGCGATCTGGGCACCACGTTCGAGAACTTCGCCATCCGGGTCGAAGGCGCGCTGCTGCGCAAGATCGGCCCTCAGCTGGAGAAGTTCAAGCGTTGGTTCGACGAGAACTCGCCGGCCATCGCGGATCGCGTGGCTACGATTGCCAGCGCGGTGCTGGCGGCGGCGGCTGCCATGGGACCGCCGCTGCAGTGGATCGCCGACAAGTTCATCGAGCTGGACAAGGCCACCGATGGCTGGTCTACCCAGCTCCTGCTGCTGGTGGGCGTGTTCAAGGTGCTGGGCGGCTTCCAGATCATCGGCGGTATCTGGAAGATGGTCGCCGCGGTGCGCGCGCTGGGGGCCGCGAATGCTGCCGCTGCAGCGGCCGGCGGTGCGGCCGGCGCTGGTGGGGCTGCGGCCGATGCCGGCGCCGCGGCTGGATGGCTGTCTCGGTTTCTGCCGTGGGCGGCACGGATCGGGGGCGCCGCCGCGCTGATGTTCCATAGTGGGAACCTGAACGAGGGCGAGCAAGCCGAGCTCGACCGCCGGCGCGGGGCCGCAGGCCAGCCGAAGAAGCCCAGCGGCACAGCCGTTGACGCGGTAGGCGTCTTCCAGCGCATGGGCTGGTCGCATGAGCAGGCGGTCGGCATCGTCGCTAACCTGCAACGCGAGAGCAACCTGAACCCGGGCGCCGTGGGCGACAGTGGCAAGGCCTACGGCGTCGGGCAGTGGCATCCGGACCGGCAGGCGAACTTCAAGTCCTGGTCAGGCAAGGACATCCGCGACTCATCGCTGATGGAGCAACTGCAGTTCGTGAACTATGAGCTGACGCAGGGCGCCGAGCGGCGCGCCGGTCAGCTGCTGCGCGCGGCGCAGAACGCTCAGCAGGCCGGCGAAATCGTATCGCGGTACTACGAGCGGCCGGCTCAGGCTGACGCCGAGGCCGCTCGCCGCGGTGCGGCGGCCGTCGACCTACAGCAGCAGACGAACATCAACGTCTATGGTGTGTCGGACCCGACGGCGGCCGGCCGGGCAGTCGCCGACCAGCAGCGCCAGGTGAACGGTGACATGGTGCGCAACATGCAAGGGGCATTCTCGTGAGCTTTTTCGACCTCATCTCGCTGGTCCCAAAGACGATCGGGACCATCACGATAGGGGCCACGATCGAGGAATCGCACCAGGACGAGCTGCAGATCACCGAGCACCCCGTCGAGAAAGGCGCGGAGATCAACGACCACGCCTTCAAGCGCCAGCCCGAGGTAGTGATCAAGTGCGGGTGGAGTAATTCCGATCTGAAGGCGCTGGCTGGCTCACTGCAGGCGATCTTCGAGGGAGGCAGCCTCCCGTCGGCCGACTACATCAGCACGGTCTACTCGCAGCTGCTGGCGCTGCAGGAGACGCGGCAGCCGTTCGATGTGGTGACGTCACTGCGCATGTACCAGGACATGCTGTTCAAGTCGCTGGGCGTGGTGAAGGACCAGAAGACCGGCCAGGCCTTGATGGTTACCGCGACGTTGAAGCAGATCCGCATCGTGCAGACGCAGGTCACCACCCTGCCGCCGCGCGAGAACCAGGCCGACCCGGCGGCGACTGCCGAGACCCAGAACACTGGCGTCAAGGCCGCGACACCGGCCACGCCAGCACCTGGCGGCTCAGTACCACCGACGAGCATGTGATGCCCAATTTCTTCGAGATTCCGCTGTCGCCCCTGCCGCAGCGCTTCACGATCACGCTGGGCGCCGTGGATTACCGCCTCACGGTCCAATACCGGAAGGCTGGCGGCGCCGGCTGGGTGCTGGACATCTCGGATGCAAACAACGCGCCGCTGGTGAGCGGCATCCCGCTGGCGACCGGCGTGGACCTACTGGCACAGTACCGGCACCTCGGCTTTGCGGGGCGGCTGTGGGTGCAAGGCGCCGACAACCCTGACGACGTGCCGACATACGAAGACCTTGGCATCGGCTCGCATCTCTACTGGGTGACAGACGCATGAGCACGCCGCAATTTGGCCGCAAGGTCTCGCTGATTATCGGCCAGGACAGTGGCGACGCCCTGGACCTGTCGGAGCTGCGATTTCGCTTCGATGTCCGGCGCGGTGACCTGCAGACGCCGAACTCGGCACGTGTTCGGGTCTACAACGTCTCACCTGACACCGCCCGCCGCGCGCAGCGGGAGTTCTCGCGGCTGGTGCTGCAGGCCGGCTACCCGGGCAACTTCGGCATCATCTTCGACGGCACGATCAAGCAGGTCCGCCGCGGACGGGAGAATCAGACCGACACGTACCTGGACATCACTGCGGCAGACGGCGACTCGGCCTACAACTTCGCTGTGGTGAACACCACGCTGGCAGCCGGCTCGACGCCGTCCGACCATGTGGCTGCGGCGTGCACGGCCATGAACCCGTATGGGGTGACGCAGGGGTATCTGCCCTCCCTGCCCTCCAACCCGTTGCCGCGCGGTAAGGTGATGTTCGGGATGGCGCGGGAGTTCATGCGTTGGACGGCCAGGACCTGCCAGACGGTATGGAGCATCCAGGACGGCAAGGCCATCATGGTGCCCGAGACGTCCTACATGCCCGGCGAGATCCCGGTGATCACCGCGGAGACTGGCATGGTCGGGCTGCCAGAGCAGACCCAGAACGGCATCGCGATCAAGATGCTGCTGAACCCCAGCGTCAAGATCGGTCGGCTGATCCAGATCGACAATGCCAGCGTGCAGCAGTACGAATACAGCCTGAATGTCGGGCAGCAGGCGCAGAACGAACGGATCGAGCAGCAGGCGAAGCTACAGGACGATGGCTTCTACTACGTGATGCTCGCCGAGCACTATGGCGACACGCGGGGGAACGACTTCTACACCGACGTCATCTGTCTGGCGGCGGATGTCACTGTGCTGCCGGACAGCTTCCGCGACAAGGCCGCGGTGCCGCCCGACAACGTCATCAAGCGGTTCGGCTAGCGGCCATAGGTAGGCAGCGCCTTGATGGACATCGTATTACGGTCAGCCTGGACATCCGCCAGCGGCATGACGCTGAGCGGCATGGACTTCGTGGGCATCGTCGGCACAACGATGATCGCATTCCCGTCGATGTCCTTGCCCCAGCAGCCGACGTCCCAGACGCCGCGATAGGACGCATAGGCCCGCATGTCCTTGGCGTTGACCAGCGGCAGCTCGCACTTCTTCTGCAGGTACAGGATCGTCGGAAAGGGATTGTTGACCGTCTCGCCGACCTTCATACCGCCAAACGGATAGACATAGGCCTCCTCGGCGCTTGCTGCTGTGGCGGCGGCCAGCGCCGCAATCAGTACCAGCTTCTTCATTACGATCACCATGGATAGACGAGAGCGGGTTGACGATCCCGAGGTAGCGCTTCGGGAGGCATTCGACGGCCTGCGCGCGGGCGTCTGGACGGCCTTGCCAGGGATCGTCCAGGCATTCTCCGGCGGTGGCGATTTTCCCCTGACCTGCGCCGTGCAGCCGGCAATCCGGATCCCCGTTCGTAACATCGACGGAACGGTGGTCAGCGTGGCTTTGCCCCTACTGGTGGACTGCCCCGTGCAGTTCCCATCTGGCGGGAATTGTACGCTGACATTCCCTGTCAAGCCCGGCGACGAGTGTCTGGTGGTATTTGCCAGCCGGTGCATCGACGCCTGGTGGCAGTCCGGTGGGGTGCAGGAACAGGCCGAGCTGCGGATGCACGACCTGTCGGACGGGTTCGTGTTGCTGGGCTTCAGGTCCAAGCCGCGCGCGCTGGCAGGGGTAAGCGGCGCGGCGACTCAGCTCCGGTCGGAGGATGGCTCGACCTACATCGAGATGAATCCGACCCTGCAGAAGGTGAAGATTGTCGCGCCGGGCGGTTTCGACGTTGTGGCGCCGCTGTCGACGTTCTCGGCGGCCGTGACGATCACGGGTCTGCTGACATTCGTCGGCGGGATGGTGGGTAGCGCGGTCAGTGGAGCCGCGGCGACCATCAATGGCGTGATCAACTTTGTCGGTCAAATGTTCGCCAACGGTAAGCGCGTTGACGAAACCCACACGCACAACGGCGTGCAGCCTGGCAGCGGCAATTCCGGCAACGTCAACTGAGGATCCCCATGCGGTACCGAAAACTCGACGCTGACGGCGACTACGTCTTCGGCGGGCAGCAGGCCGACTTCTACAAGGACAGCCCGGAAGCTGTCGGCCAGGCCGTGGAAACGCGCCTGCGGCTCGCGCGCGGCGAGTGGTTTCTGGACACCACCGAGGGCACGCCGTGGGACCAGGTGCTGGGCAAGTACACCGCGGGCACCTATGACGCCGCGATCCGACAGCGGATTCTCGGCACGCAGGGCGTTCGCGAACTGGCAGCCTATTCCAGCACGCTGAACAGCGAGACGCGCGCGCTCAGCGTGACTGCGACGATCAACACCATCTACGGCACGACCACCGTGCAGGCGACATTCTGATGGCCATCACCACGACCGCACCGACCATCGATGCCAACGGCATCGCGGCGCCTACCTACGCCGACGTGCTGGAATACCTCAAGGACCAATACCGGGCCATCTATGGGCCGGACGTGTATTTGGAGGCCGACAGCCAGGACGGCCAGCTGCTCGCAGTGTTCGCCGCGGCGATCAACGACGCCAACGCGGTAGCCATCGCGATCTACAACTCGTTCAGCCCGGCGACGGCGCAGGGCGCCGCGCTGTCCAGCAACGTGAAGATCAACGGCATCGCGCGGCATGCCTCGTCCTATTCGACGGTGGACCTGCTGCTGGTCGGCCAGGCCGGCACGACGATCACGAACGGGATCGCCAAGGACGCCAACGGCGTGAAATGGGCTCTTCCTGCGTCGGTGACCATCCCGCCCGCTGGCGAGATCACGGTCACGGCAACCTGCCAGACCATCGGTGCGGTGTCGGCGCCGGCCGGCAGCATCACGCAGATCGGCACGCCGACTCTGGGCTGGCAGACCGTGACGAATCCGGCCGATGCCGCCGAGGGCGCGCCGGTGGAATCCGACGCAGCGCTGCGCCGGCGCCAGACCATCTCGACCGCGCTGCCGTCGCTGACGGTGCTGGACGGCATCATTGGCGCCGTGGCCAGCCTGCCGGGCGTGACGAGGTGGGCAGCCTACGAGAACGACACGGATGCCACCGACGCCAACGGCATTCCAGAGCATTCGATCTCTCTGGTGGTGGAAGGCGGCGATGCGACGGCCATTGCCCAAGCCATCGCGAACAAGAAGACGCCGGGCTCGGGCACGTACGGAACGACGTCAGTGGTCGTGCTGGACGTCTACGGCCGGCCCATCACCATTCGGTTCTACCGGCCGTCCAGTGCGGCGATCACCGCGACTGTCAACATCAAGGCGCTGGCCGGCTACAGCACACAGGTGGGCGACGCCATCAAGCAGGCCATCTCCGACTACGTGAACGGCGTGGCCATCGGTGGCGGCCTATCCGGCAGCGTCGAGTGGGCCGATGCGATCACCGCGGCGAATAGCGTAGGCGGGGGCACGACCTTCAAGCTGACCGGGCTGACTTTGACCGGCCCCGGCGGCCCAGGCTCGCCCGATGTGGCGCTGGCCTTCAACCAGGCGGCATCATGCACGCCGGCAAGCATCACCCTCAACGTGACCTGACATGGCAGACCTGACCGATTACACCGGCCTGATCACGTCCAGGCACAACCAGCGCCCGAAGTTCATGGCCGTGGTGGAAGCGCTGGCCAATCCGATGGTTGCACTGCAGAACCTGCTTGGCGCCATGCCGGACGCGTTCGACCTCGACCAGGCCGTCGGCGTGCAACTCGACGCAGTAGGGTTGTGGGTTGGCATCGGCCGCCGCGTGGCCACGCCGTTGACCGGCGTCTACTTCTCGTTCGATACGCCGGGCGTCGGCTTCGACCAGGGCAACTGGAAGGGGCCGTTCGATCCCGACACCGGCATGACGCTGCTTGACGACGACACCTACCGGCTGGTGCTGCGCGCGAAGATCGGCGCGAACCACTGGGACGGCACGCTGGAAGCGACAGCGGCCATCCTGAACAGCATCTTCAACGGCGACACCTACGTCTTCATCCAGGACAACCAGGACATGTCGATGACCATCGGCGTGGCCGGGAAGGTGCCGTCGGCGGTTTTCCTCGCGCTGCTGGAAGGCGGCTACATCCCGCTCAAGCCCGAGGGCGTACGGATCAACTACGTGATCGTCACCTCTGTCGACGGCTCGCCGATCTTCGGCTTCGACATGGACAACAGCCTTGTGGCCGGCTTCGATACCGGTGCCTGGGGCACACCTCTGTAAGGACCACCAATGGCAACGAACGATTTTCTGGTGTTCGGCGGCGGCGCTGGCGCCAACGTCATCACGCAGGTCACCTACTCGGGCCTGGCCGCGCGTACGGCGGGCTTCGCGTCCGGTGTTGCGCAGTCCGCGCAGCTCAATAAGGTCTGGCGCCAGTCGAGCATCATGGCAGCTGTGCTGGCGCAGTTCATCAGCGATCGGACTGGTCAGGATGCGCTGGACGATGGCACGACGGCCACGTTGCTCGAAAACCTGAAGGCTGCCGCGGCGGCAGTCAATGGCGACTCGACCAAGACGTTCAGCGTCGCACCGGCCACGCAGGGCCAGCATGCGATGCAACTTGGGCAGGCTACCGGGCGGCTGTTGCGCACGACTGTCTACACTCGCGTGGCTGGCGTGCAGAACGTCTCTGTTGATAGCGGGGCCAACACTACGACCGGCGCGACGACATTCACTCCGCTTGCTGCGACTTCATTTGTAGAAGTTCTCGCAGTGGGTGGTGGTGGCGGGGCGGCGGGATTGCCGCTTCAAGACGGCACTCATGTCGCTGCGGCAGGAGGTGCCGGCGGGGGGGCGGCTGGCGCAGGACGGTACTCCAGCGGATTTTCCGGCGTGACCGTCACAGTGGGGTTGGGCGGCACAGGTGGGGCGGCGGGCGCAAATAACGGGGGATCAGGCGGAACAAGCAGCTTTGGGGCGCTCCTATCGGTATCTGGCGGCCCTGGCTCCGCCACCAATGGGGGTGTGGTCACGAGCGCAACCGCATTGGCTTCTGGTGCCAATGGCGCCAATACCATTACTGGTGCAAATATTTATTCGGCGCAGGGCGGTGTGGGCGGATTTGGTTTCATGCTTTCACAGTCGCTTGGTGGCGGAGCAGGCGGCGCCAGTGGTATTGGTGGCAACGGGCCAATAGGGCAAGGTGGCGGCGTGGCGGGTGTGGCTGCGCAAACTGTCGGCACAGGCGGATCGAGCGGTGCGGTCGCGGCATCTGGCGCAGCACAAGCCGGTGGCGCGGGTGCCCCCGGGATCATCATCGTTAGGGAGTACGCATAATGGATGCACGCAATTATGCTCGTTTGACTGAGATCAGCGGCAAGAAGGTTGTCGTCGAAATCATCGGTCCGGTTTATACCGATGGCGGTGACTACATTCCGATCGAGAAGCGCTATCACCCGGATTTCGTCAAGCTCTTGATCGACGTCACGGACGTGGCCCCGATGCCTGGCGAGTGGTGGACTTATGATGGATCCGCGTTTGCCCCACCGGCACCGCCGTCGGTAGCGAATTGAGGTCAACGCAATTGGAGTGCGGCCTGTTGCCCAGAATCACGGACAACAGGCTACCTCGTCAGGCTACCTTTCGAGTGGCCGCCTTCCATTCGGAATATGCTAGCAGAGCTATGAGAATAGCTCCGATATACGTAGAAAAGTGGTAGTGAAAAAACGCGGCAGGGGCGGACAAGAACACTACAGCTTCGCGCAGCAGGAACGGGGCCGAGATCAATGCCGCCTTCGGGCAATACGGCCATGCCAAAATAATCACTGAGAAGATCAGGAACGCCGGGAGTACATTCCAAAATAGGAAGCGCCCTGACAGCGTCATTCCGTCAAAATTTTGTGTCTTGAGCATGAAGCCTTCAAACGCTTCCCCCGTTTGCTTCACCCAGCTACTTTGAAGTGGTAGCGCCACGCCGCGCTTCTCTAGGTCGGCTATGGAGTAATAAACAAACGGGTTCATGTTGGAGAGACCTGTTGTCGCCAAGAACAGCGAAAACCTGCCCGCCAGAAATGATCCGGGGTTCTCCAGGAACAGACTTACCGCGGCGCTTGCTGCCGCCTCTCGTTCAGCGACAGATGATTTCTCATTGAATCCACCGCCGTAGAAGATCAAGATATTTGTCGGGTGCCATAGGCGCCTCAGGTCTTCGTACTTGAAGACCTTCTCAATCGCCTGGCGGCGCGGATCCGATGCGGCGGGATATACCCCATCCTTGACAAGGTTCGTGAGAGGTAGCGAGATGATAGTCATCTTGTACTCGTTCTCGGCTCGCTTCTCCCAAGTGTCTCCGAGGATGTGAGGGATAGCATTGACGGCTGCGAAAATTGCGAAGCAGCCAATGATCTGGCTGCACAGCGCAACAGCCTTTCTCTGTGGACTGCCTTTTGAGAAGAGTGCTGTCACGCAGACAAGGACCAATATCGAAGGCGCTGCATCAATTCGATACACTGCGACTAGTCCGCCAAGCGCGCCCATCAGTACTAGCCGCATGGCGCTGTTCTCCCGACGAAGGCTTCCATATACCAGCAGCACGAAAAGCAAAAGAAAGCTGGTAAAGAAGCTGTCCCGAATGGGCATCAGAATCATCGCCATGGTGACGGGCAGCACCGCCGTGATAACCGCAACCAGTAGTGGCGCCTTGATACTCCTCAGATTCTTGGCGGCTTTACTGCAAAACGCTGCAATGACGTAAGCGGCGAGCGCGGCATTGCATATTGTGACGAACAGAATGGATGGGATGATCTGAAGAAGGAGCGTATAGATCAGCGGGTTGACTGGCGAATACCATCCGCTCCAAAAGCCAGACCGAGCCATGTGATAGGTGTAAATGGCATCTTCGATGATCCATCCCGGATATTGCGAGGCAATTACCGCCAAAAAAAACAGGAATACGATCGCAAACGAAATGTGGAAAGTCCTGCCTTCGGTCGTTCGAAGACTAGACCGAACCGACGAGAACCCTTGGAGCGCAGCCCGGCTGCTGAAGAATATCGCCCAAGCCAGCAGCAACGTTGAGAGTGGAGCAACCAGATAGTGGGGCAGCATCTGGTCCGGCCCTTTCACTGGCCATCCTTCTGTCAAGACCGGTATGTTGTGCCAAACGACGCTCGCGGAAATCAAGAGCGATGCCAAGGCCATTATGGTTTTTGCCAAAAAACTGGCGTCGATAGCGGGAAGAATGGCCTTCTGAAGGGAGTTGCTCATAGCAATGACGACATGTCGAGTCGACCGATCCTCTCTGGCGGAGTGAATCGGAAGTTACTACGACGGCGCAGGTCTTTGTATGCTGGCCGCCGCGGGATGAAGAGGGCCTGTCGGATTAGCGGTTTTCCATACGCTTTCGCTGGGCGAGTCGATAGAAGACTGCGGCGACCACGCCGCCGCCCAATGCCCCAAGGAAAACGCCAGTCGTCAAGCCAAGCGCGGGCCCCAATGGTTGAAGCAAATAAACACCCAGGCAAATACCGGCAAGCATGGAGAGATGCCCCATGATTTCGAGGCGGCTCGCGGAGTCGTTAAGCATCGTATCAGTCCCTTTTTCTGGTTGGCGCGAGGCCATTGTTGCGCGCGCGATTCTAACACCAGCCAAACCGTCCACCCTCGTGTGGCTTCTTTTCGCCCGCCTAGAGCGGGCTTTTCATTTCCGGGGTACCACATGCCATTCACACCGTCAGGGCTGCTCGGCGGCCAGAACGTCGCGGCGTTCCTCGACATGCTCGCGTGGTCCGAGGGCACCAGCACCAGCTCGGCGTCGAAGTGCGACGGCTACGACGTCATCGTCACCGGCATCGACAAGAGGCCGGAGATCTTCACCGATTTCTCGGCGCACCCGTTCTCGCGCGGTCGGCCGTCCAAGGTCATCAACAGCCGCGGCCTCACCTCGAATGCGGCCGGGCGGTACCAGCACATGCTTAAGGACTACGCGCACTACCGCGACCTGCTGAAGCTGCCGGACTTCGGCCCTGCGTCACAGGACAAGTGGGCCGTGCAGCTGATCCGCGAGCGCGGCGCGCTTCCCGACATTCAGGCCGGGCGGTTTGCCGCAGCGGTCAGCAAGTGCCGAAACATCTGGGCCAGCCTGCCCGGCGCGGGCTACGGCCAACCAGAGCATCGATTCGACGCCCTCAGGGCGCAATACCTGCTGCATGGCGGCATTGATAACGGGGTCCAACAATGAGCGACGAAGTCGTGGTTGTAGCGAAAGTCGGCGGCGCGGCAGCGCTCGGTTCGGCGATCGCCTTGAGGTTCATTCCGGGGAATTGGTGGCAGCGCCTGCTCTCGTTTGTCGGGAGTCTGGGAATTGGCTGCCTTGTCGGCGGCTTTGCGGTGGAGCGGTTCAGCCTCGTGGCTGGCAGCTACACGCACATGCTCGCAGTTGCCGCGGCGGCGGTGTTCGGTCTGGCCATCGTGAACAACGGGATGCAGCAGATCCCGGAGATCTTCGCCGCGCTGCGCAGGAAGACCCTGGGGAGCTGACCCATGCTGATGACGATCAACCTGGTGGCGAACGCCATCATCTGGGGCGGCTCGATCTGGGCCGTGCTGACGCGGAAGGTGCCCAACCGGACGGGCGGCGCCATCGTGCTGTTGCTGGTCAACTTCGCGTCACTCGGGAACATGGTCAGTCCGTGGTCGTGTCACAGCGAACCCGAGATCGGGCTGAACGTGGCCGTGGCATTGGGCGCGCTGTGGGGTGTCTGGCGCCTGGAGCTGCGGCATCTGGTGAAGCGGAGGTTGGCATGAACATCCTCGATCCCCGGCTCTGGCTGGCGGCCATTGTTGGCATGGCGCTCGCCTTCGGCGGCGGGCGCCTCGTCCAGTCTCGTGCCGACGCCAAGAAGTACGACGCCGAGCGCACGAAGGCGGCACTGTCCGCAGCGGTCGACCAGGTCAAGGCCACGGACCGCGCGCGCGCCGAAGAACAACGCCGCACCGCGGCACAAACGGAGATTGCGAATGCTGCGAAGAAGGATGCCGACACTGCGCGGGCTGATGCCTTGGCTGCTGGCGACGCTGCTGAGCGGTTGCGGCAGCGTGTCAACGAACTACTCGCCGCCGCCCGAGCCGGCAAGGATACCGCCGCTGCCGGCGGTGGCCAGGACAAGCCAGGTGGAGACCCCCTCGATGTGCTCGTCGACGTGCTCGGCCGGTCTGACCGTACTTCGGGAATCCTGGCTGACTACGCCGACCGGCTCAAAGTCGCCGGGCTCTCCTGCGAGCGGAATTACGATGCGCTGACACAGGCCGTGCCGTAGAAATCTCCCCACCCGCCAAGATTTCTCTCAGCCGGCAGGGAAAATTGTCGGAAATCTGCGGGATCGAGCGGATTTTTGTCAGGAGCGCTTGAAGCGCTCTGGCGGTACTGTCCCCGGGCGCTTGACCTTGAACACTCCAGGCGTTTGTAGAGCTGCCGCAAATGCCGCCCGGCGGCCACGACTAACGCCTCGTCCTCGTCCCACAGCATCCCAACTCCGATAGAAGCGCGATCGTTTCCAGTATCACGTGCTGATTAGCACGTCTTGCCTTGATTGCTCGCTCGATCAGACGACGCTCCTCGGAGAAGAGCCCGTGAAGAATCGCTTCTACAGGCACGCCTGCAGTGCTGTGTGCCTCAACACCAGACTGATCGGCAGTCATGGATTCGGCTGCAATGGTGCAGGCCGCCGGACTGAGCGTTTCATTAAGCTCAGCAGTTGAGATGGTCGCGTCGCGGGATGGGTAACGCGTGCGTGTGCCGGGAGGATCGTCAGTCTCTAGGGTCCCTAGTGAGTCTCTAGTCGGAACACCCTGGAAGTTCTGGATGAACATATGCACCTCCTTGATCGGGGGCATGTCTGAGTTCTAGGTGCGAAAGCGCATTTCCGCAGTAAGTCGATCTCCTATTTTCGTGTTTCGCAAAAGCCAATAAATAGCCTGCGACTCCCGATGTCTGAAGTCTCGCGGTAATGTATAGACAATTGAACCCCACTGTGGAGCTACTACCGGTACCGACGAGCAGTGCTCCACACAGATATGGGCGTCAGAACGTCGTGTAGTGATATCAACAGGCGCTACACCGGCAATTCGTCGGTGCCCACGCGCTCCGCCCGGTACACAGCCCAGAACGGGAGGCAGCCCCGATGGCTTCCTTTGCACACGCGGGCAAAAAAACGGACCGGCCCAAAATCCTCCACTTCCATGACAACTTCGCCTACCTGGCCTCTGGCCTTGGGAAGCGGGAGCAGGCGCACTGCGGCCGCCACTTGGTCGTTGGGCACGTAGACGAGGATGCCATTACCCGCATTCGCGTTTGGTCCGCTCGAAATCTGGCAGCCGGCGGCGTTCTTGCTGTTGCCCATCCTCACCCTCGGCCCGGGACGATTCGCACGCCCTCGCGCGCTACTTCGATGAAGGGCACATGGCCATAGGCCCGCAGTCTGCGGATGTCCTCGCGGGCCGATGCCGGGATATCCTGCCGGCACCCCAGCACGCCGCTGCTGATGCGGAAGGTGCCACAGCTCGGGCAGGTATAGTGGAAGCCGCGTGGCGCGGCGCGCGTGCGTTCGGCCGCTGCCGAGCAGAGAGGACAGTTGGCGGGTTCCGGGTTCAT